CGTACCCCGAATTACCTGAAGGAGAATAGGGATTGTGCGCGCTAGTGTAATAATAGCACTACGGTAGCGTATACACCAAGGCCAGTCCGATATCTGGTTTGTCGAGTTATGGGTATAGCCATGACACGCAGCATCTTTAGGGTGTGTGCAGTTATGGCGTCGTCGACACAAATGCGGAACGATTTTTACGAGCGTCGGGCAGGTTAGCATCTGTCATCTCGGATCCGCACTCATTGATTAAGATCTTGTATCGAGCGTCTGTTGGGTTAGCAACCAACCAGGAACTTTTTCTGTGGGAGTTTTGTGATTTTCTTTAAAAAGTCAGTAACTGGTGAGTTTATACACAAGATTGTTAGTATCTATAAAATGACATCCCCCCCCCCCAATTAACCGAATACCATCATGATCACAATTTTTACTATCCTCGCTTTAAAATTCTCTTGCTTTTTAGCCGCTAAAGTTATACAAAATGTGTATTTGACGTTGTCCGCAGATGATGAGGATGACGCTCATGGTATTATTGAAGGGTTTCGGTGTACTGAGGAGACAGTTACCGAAATAATTAAGGAGATACGTTCTGAACATCGTCAGGTGTTCGTTCCGGCTACCCCGCCCGTGGGTTTGTATCATGCCGCTGCTGATGCCGTGTCAGCTCTATCAGCACTCCCTGTCGGGGGGGGTGTTGTGGTGAGCGACTTGGTTGAAGCTGGAGAGTCAAGAGGCGCGAGTACCGGTTTACCCGCGCAAGTCTCTGTTGCCGATGCTTTATTGCATTATGAGACCGTCAATAAGTTGGACGTTAAAATTGCAGAGATGCAGCGTAGTGGTCGTGACACCGACATTCCTTTGGTATTCCGTTCTCGACAATGTGATCGTATGGCGTATGCGCTGGCTTCGGCCGCACAGCGCCAATTTTCAAAGTATACTTTGGATAATGATCAGATGTGTGTCGATATGACGAGAGCCAACTACGTAATTGTTCGCAAGTTCATGAGGGATGAGCTTAGCGTATATCGTGATCTGCGCGATTCTGATGCTGTGTTAATTATAGATATAGCAATGACGTGTGTGAAATACGTGTCGCTTGCGCGGAAGCGCGTAGCACATGTTGAGGCCACATACGCACATGCCACAGCATGTCAGGAAGTCAGACAGCGCAATAGTATGCAT